ATGGTACAGTAGAACTTCTCTCAAGAGATCTTTTATTAACTGCAGGAGATATTTTAAAAGTACAAGCAGCTACGGCTAATAGATTACATGTAGTTGCATCAATTACGGAGATACCAAGCTAATGGCAGCTAAAAAATCTACAGTAAATAAAGCAGGTAACTACACCAAACCTACAATGAGAAAAAATCTGTTTAATAGAATTAAAGCAGGTAGTAAAGGTGGTAGACCCGGTCAGTGGTCTGCACGTAAAGCACAGATGTTAGCTAAACAATATAAAGCTAAAGGTGGTGGCTATCGCTAAAGATCCTAAAGTAGGAACAGGTAAAAAACCTAAAGGTAGTGGTAGAAGACTTTACACTGACGAGAACCCTAAAGATACAGTCAGTATAAAATTTGCTACTCCTGCAGATGCTAGAGCTACGATTGCAAAAGTAAAAAGAATAAAAAAACCTTACGCTAGAAAGATTCAGATCTTGACAGTGATGGAACAACGTGCTAAAGTAATGGGTAAGACTGAAGTGGTTCGTTTATCTAAACAAGCCAAACTCCAGTTGAAAAAACAAAAGGAGAAGTAATGCCCTACTTAATTAGCAACATTCCTCACTTTAAGTGTTGGGTGAGAAAAGAATATACTTGTAACCATGAACAATATCATGGAGAGTTTTTACATGCAATGGCTATCGCAGTCAATACAATACCAGATAGGTGTTTGAGTTTTCAAGTTGTATTTACTGGCTGTGAAAGTGACTTTGATGATAATGAACAAAATGTGCATGGTGGTGCAATGTGGGCAAGAATGCCTATAACAGCACTTGTAGCTGATGAACCACTAGAAGAATGGCCTGAAAGAATGGAGACACATTTAGCACAGCCTTGGGATTGTTCTTCGCATCATCACTCAATAGTAAACATGGAGAGAGTTAGTTCTAGTCCTTGGATCTGTAAGATAGATGGTGAGTTTCATAAAGGTAAATATTTATTTACAGTAGACTATACAGATAATACAATAGCAGATGATCCTGCTCAACATAAACAAAGTCATGTAATACAACTCACAGATGCAGGTGAATGGACTGGTAATATAGTAGCATTACCTAATAATAGAGTTAGAGCTACAAGTCCTGCACTATGGGAAACAGGAGAAGGACCACCTGATTTTAAACCTAGTCAGTTTTTACATGCAGCAGAAATACACACAAGTTATTTAGATCCAGAAACAACTTTTAATAATCTTTATGCAAAGGATGAATAGTGGCAATAGCTAAATCACAAAAGTCTCTTAAAGATTGGGGTAAACAGAAATGGAGAACTTCTTCTGGTAAACCCTCAAAAGGCAAAAGAAGATACCTACCTGATGCTGCTTGGAAGTCTCTATCTGCATCAGAGAAGGCTGCTACTAATAGAGCTAAAGCAAAAGGTAACAAAGCCGGTAAACAGTTTGTCAAACAACCTAAGAGCATTGCAAAGAAAACTGCGAGGTATAGATGATTACTCCAGAAAGATTAGATGCTTGGAGAATAGTTCCAAGATTATTAATACTATCTTACATGGTAGTATTTTACCAAACCTGTAACTGGTTTATGAATTTACCAGATCCAAACAATGCACAGGCAGGATTTGTTTCTGTCGTAGTAGGAGCAGGTGCAGCATGGTTTGGACTTTATGTAAATAAAGGCAGGTCTACTGTCAACGTACAAGCAAAATCGGAGGTACGAGATAATGTTTAATAAAGAATGGTTTCAAAAGAAATTTGGTCAAGGAACAGTCTTTGACCTAGACTATGGTAAGCTTGCTATATTAGCACTATGTATTTATATAGCATTTATAAAATAGAGGTATTAATGAAAAACTTTAGGATAATATGTTCACAATGCACAACTTATAAAGAATGTTCTAAATTAGGCAAATGTTTAAAAATGTAAATGGTTACAGTATTTATAATATTATGGTTTATTGCTTTAACTTATTCAGTTGGTACATTAATATGGTTATCACAAAATGATTAATGCAATTACAACAATGCTAAGTTCAGTCGGTGGTCTTGCTACTTCTTACATAGATGGCAAGACTGCTGTACAAAAGGCTGAAGCACAGATACGTATGAAAGAAGCAACAGGAGACATTGACTGGGATCTTGCTGCTATACGTGCCACTCAAGGTTCATGGAAAGATGAGTGGATTTTATTATTATTCTCAATCCCACTAATACTAGCCTTTACTGGTGACTGGGGTAGAGAAACAGTAGCACAAGGCTTTGCTGCACTTGAAGCTATGCCCCAATGGTATCAGCTAAGTCTTGGAGGAATTGTTAGTGCCTCAATAGGTATGAAAGGTATTAGCAAGTTTTATGGTAAAAAGAAATTAAAATAAATCACATACCTTATAGAAGACGTTATCTAGGAGACAGAATGTTTCCTATAACAAGAATAAGATATAGAAATGCCCACACTAGAAAAAGAGAGGAAAGACATGAGCTTTACACTCAGTACAAAAAGTTTAAAGAAATTGAATGGCGTAAACGACTCATTAGAAAGATGCGTCAAAAAGGCTATCGAATTGACCAAGATTGACTTTGGTGTAATTTGTGGTTTAAGAACTCTAGCAGAACAACAGGCTCTCGTAGATAAAGGAGCTTCACAGACTTTAAAATCCAAACATCTTGATGGTCTAGCAGTAGACCTGATGGCTTATGTAGGAGGGAGGGCTTCATGGGAATTGAATCTCTATGATGACATAGCAGATGCCATGAAGGAAGCTGCAAAGCTTGAGAACGTGGGCATTCGTTGGGGTGCAGCTTGGCATATTGATGATATACGCACATGGGATGGCACAATGCAAGATGCTATGAATGCGTATATAGATCTCAGAAGGAGTCAAGGTAGAAGGCCATTTATTGATGGACCTCACTTTGAGTTAGCATAGTGTGGATGTCAATAATGATACTGTGTGGTAGTATGAACGCACAGTCTTGTATGGTAATAACAGGTAATGAGTTACATACAAGTAAAGAAAAATGTTTTAAAAGTGCTATTGAAAAAGCAAACAAAGCTGTTACATATCCACAGGTACATCAAGCAAAACCATTTTGTCAGGTAATACCGGGAACAGAAAAACCAAAAGATGAGGTAGATATATAATGAATACAGAAGAAAATAAAATAGAAGCATCACCTATAGTTAATTTTGAAGATAAAGAATATAAAATAGAAGATTTAAGTAACACTTCTAAATATTTTACTTCTCAACTATCTGACTTGCAAATTAAAGAAAGTAAATTAAGGTTTGAGTTAGATCAAATTTTAGCTGCTAAAAAAGTCATGATTGATAAATTTAGACAAAGTTTAAATGAGGAAGAGAATGAGAAACTTAACTGATAAACAACAAAAGTTTCTTGATGTGTTATTTGAAGAAGCTAAGGGTAATCCTGTTACTGCTAAAAAACTAGCAGGATACAGTCATGACTTAGCTACTTCTACTATTACTAATGCACTACAAGAAGAAATAGCAGATTTAACTAAAAAATTTATAGCTACTACAGCTACTAAGGCTGCTTATTCTTTAGCTGAAGTAATAGATAATCCTACTGACTTAGGAAATAAAGAAAGAATGATAGCAGCAAAGGATGTATTAGATAGAGGTGGATTTGTAAAAACTGATAAGGTAGAAGTATCAGCTGCAAGTCCATTATTTATTTTACCACCTAAAAATGAAAATTGATAGAACTTGGAAATTACCTAAGCCTGAGAAAACAGAATATGGCTACGATTGGCAACCTGTAGTTAGAGTTGGAAGAGTTGTACCTTTTGGTTATAAACAAAGTGAAGAAGATAAAGATATACTCTTACCAATTCCTACAGAGCTTGAATTACTTGAGAAAGCAAAAAAGTATATTAGGCAATATAGTTATAGACAAGTTGCAAACTGGTTAAGTAAAGAATCAGGTAGAGAAATATCTCATGTAGGTTTAATGAAGAGAATTAAAATTGAACAAAAACGTAAGTCAAATGCTTCAGCTCAAAGCTACCTCGCTAAAAGGTACAAAGAAGCGTTACAAAAAGCAGAAAAGCTCTCTAAAGAAAGAATTGGAAGAATTACCGATTCAACCGAAAGTCTACAGTCAACCTGAAGAAAAACCAAAAGAAATAATATTTGAACCTAATCAAGGTCCACAGACAGACTTTTTATCAGCAGGAGAACGTGAAGTATTATATGGAGGATCAGCAGGTGGTGGTAAATCATATGCAATGCTTGCAGATCCAGTACGTTACTTTGGTAATCCAAACTTTAGAGGATTATTAGTAAGACGTACTACAGAAGAATTAAGAGAACTTATTTCAGTATCTAAACAGTTATACCCTAAAGCTGTACCTGAAATAAAATTTTTAGAAAGAGATAAAACTTGGGTAGCACCATCAGGAGCAACACTCTGGCTTTCTTACTTAGATAGGGATGATGACGTAACAAGATACCAAGGTCAAGCATTTAGTTGGATTGGATTTGATGAACTTACACAATGGTCTACTCCGTATGCTTGGAACTACTTACGCAGTCGTCTTCGTACTAGTGATACTAGTTTACCTATTTACATGAGAGCTACTACAAACCCCGGAGGTCCGGGTCATCAATGGGTAAAGAAAATGTTTGTAGATCCTGCACCTTATGGTACATCCTTTTGGGCAACAGATATAGACACAGGTAAGATCTTAATGTGGCCTAAAGGTCACAGTAAAGAAGGTGAACCATTATTTAAAAGAAGATTTATACCTGCTACATTATTTGACAATCCGTATTTAGCAGAAGATGGAGTGTATGAGGCAAACTTATTATCACTTCCTGAGAACCAAAGAAAACAACTATTAGAAGGAAATTGGGATGTATCTGAAGGATCAGCTTTTCCTGAGTGGAACAGAGCCACTCATGTTGTTGAGCCTTACGATATACCTTCTAGTTGGACTAAGTTCAGAGCCTGTGACTATGGCTACGGAAGTTATACAGGGGTTTTATGGTTTGCAGTCGCTCCTGATGAACAACTAATTGTCTATAGAGAACTGTATGTCTCAAAAGTATTAGCTACTGATTTAGCAGATATGGTATTGGAGGCAGAACAAAATGACGGAACTATTCGTTACGGTGTACTTGATAGCTCTCTTTGGCATAGGCGTGGCGATACTGGCCCATCGTTGGCGGAACAAATGATTATCAAAGGTTGCAGATGGAAGCCGTCTGACAGAAGTAAAGGGAGTAGAATTGCAGGTAAAAACGAGATTCACAGAAGACTACAAATTGATGAATTTACCGAAGCACCTAGGTTGGTGTTTTTTAATAACTGCACAAATATTATCTCGCAACTACCGATAATTCCTTTAGATAAAAACAACTCTGAAGATGTAGATACTAATTCAGAGGATCATTTGTATGATGCTTTAAGATATGGCATAATGACAAGACCTAGAAGTAATTTATTTGACTACAATCCAGAAACACAAAGAACTGGATTTCAAGCAGCTGATGCAACATTTGGATATTAAGGATAAACTATGGTAAAAGATTTAGAAGAAATGGCAATGGATGCTGAAGAATCTGCAGCAATAGAAGATGTTAAAGCAGATGCTCTTAATGATGAACCTGCAGGTCAGATAGAAAAGTTTATTAGAGAGAGATTTAACAAAGCAGAAACTGCCAGAAGAAGTGATGAGGAAAGATGGATACAATCCTATAGAAACTATAGAGGTATCTATGGACCTGAAGTTCAATTTACTTCTACAGAAAAATCTAGAGTCTTTGTTAAAGTTACTAAAACAAAAGTATTAGCTGCATATGGTCAACTAGTAGAAGTATTATTTGGTGGTAATCGTTTTCCATTAGGTATTAATCCTACTGTTTTACCTGAAGGAGTAGAAGATACAGTTAGTGTAGAAACTAACCCACAACTCAAAGAGGCTCTAGGAGGCGCAGAAACAGGGGCTACAGACCCGAATCAACTTTTACCGGGGGAAACACTGCCAGAATTTAAAGAGCGTGTAGGGCCTCTTAAAGACGATCTGAGTGCAGTTGAGGAAGATGTAGAGTTTAAACCGGGCAAAAGTCCATCAGCTGTGCAGTTTCATCCTGCAATGGTTGCAGCTAAAAAGATGGAAAAGAAAATACACGATCAATTAGAAGAGTCTAATGCTAAGAAACAATTAAGATCTGCTGCATTTGAAGCTGCTTTATTTGGTACTGGTATTATGAAAGGACCTTTTGCAGTTGATAAAGAATATGCTAACTGGGATGAAGAGGGTGAATATCAACCAGTATTTAAAACTGTACCACAAACTTCTAATGTTTCTATCTGGAACTTCTATCCTGATCCAGATGCAAACAATATGGATGAAGCAGAATATGTTATAGAGAGACACAAGATGTCTCGTTCACAACTACGTGCATTAAAACGTAGACCATTTTTTAGAGACAATGCTATTGATAAAGCATTGGAGATAGGTGAAAACTACAATAAAGAATGGTGGGAACATGCAATGGATGAGAGTAATGAAGATGATTATTCTCAGAGATTTGAAGTATTAGAATTTTGGGGTTTTGTAGATAGAGAAATTATAGAGCAGTATGATATTGAAATACCAAAAGAATTAAAAGATGTAGAGCAAGTTAGTGTTAATGCATGGATTTGTAACAGTTGTGTATTACGTTTAGTAATGAATCCTTTTACTCCTGCTTATCTACCTTACTATGCTACACCTTATGAAATGAATCCATATAATATATTTGGTGTTGGTATTGCTGAAAACATGGATGATACACAAACTCTTATGAATGGTTTTATGAGAATGTCAGTAGATAATGCTGCATTGTCAGGTAACTTGTTAATAGAAGTAGATGAAACTAACTTAGTGCCGGGTCAAGATCTTACTGTATATCCGGGAAAAGTATTTAGAAGACAAGGTGGCGCACCGGGTCAGGGAATATTTGGAACTAAGTTTCCTAACGTATCTGGTGAAAACATGCAGATGTTTGACAAAGCTAGACAACTTTCAGATGAGTCTACTGGTTTTCCTTCGTTTGCTCATGGACAAACAGGTATACAAGGTGTAGGTAGAACTGCTTCTGGTATATCTATGTTAATGAATGCTGCAAATGGATCTATTAGAAATGTTATTAAAAATGTAGATGACTATTTACTTGGACCATTAGGTAAAGCATTTTTTAATTTTAATATGCAATTTGATTTTGATCCAGAGATTAAAGGTGATCTTGAAGTTAAGGCACAAGGTACAGAAAGCTTAATGGCTAATGAAGTTAGAAGTCAGAGACTTATGCAGTTTATGCAGACAGTGTCTAATCCACAACTTGCTCCTTTTGCTAGAATGGATTATATTGTTAGAGAGATTGCAAAGAGTATGGATCTTGATCCTGATAAGGTAGCTAACTCTATGAGTCAAGCTGCAGTACAAGCAGAGATACTTAAAAAGTTTCAAGCAGATAATCCACCTCCTGCACCTCCACAACAAGGTCAACCACCTCAGCAAGGTCAACCTCCTGCTCCTCCGGGTGGACAAGTAGAAGATACACAAGGCACTGGTGGTGGTACAATAGGAACTGGTTCAGTACCAACTCCACAAGAACCCGGATTTACAGGTAATCAAGGACCTATACAATAATGATGAAGTTAAGAAAACTTACTAGTGACAAAGAGTTGTGGGATTCATTTGTAGAATATATAGATGATGCTATAGCTAAACAACATAAAACTTTAGAGCAAACAGTTGAGATGCCTATGATATATAAGTTACAGGGATCTATTGCTTGTTTACGTAGAATGAAATATCTTAGAGATGAGTTAAATAGTAATGCAAACAAATCAGTTGAATAAAGATTTTAGAATAGTAGATGGTGTAAGTTTACCTCCTAACTATTATGAAGATCCTGATAAAAATGAAGTAGTAGAAGAAGAAGGTTTTATAAACACTGATTTTAGAACTAAATATTCAGAAGAAGCGCAAGCTATGTTAGATGCTATAGCATGGGCAAATGCTAATAATGAAGGTATTATAGATATACCTAGTTCTAAATATATACCAAAGTTTGTAGAAAGATTTGGAGAACAAACTTTTAATGGAGCATTAGGACTTTTAGCTTTAGGAGAAAAAATATATGGTCTTGGTGTTGGTGGAGCTGCAGATGTATTAGTTGGTTTAGGTATGAATAAAAGCTCTGCCAACAGTCTTGCTAGAGATTTGATGGCTATTCCTGAAACTTTACCACCAACTGTATCAAACTCCTTAGCATCTTATAGAAAATTAAATCAAGAAGTAATTACAAATTTTGCTAGAGATAACAAAGTAAATTTAAATACAGAGCTGTTAAATAACAACTTAAAAAATAAAGTTAAGAATACTTTAATAGATGGAGGAAATTTTGTAGCTAGTGAAGTAGAAGATTTTTTAACAAACTTAGGTTTTCCAAGTAAAATAGATACAGATTTTGCTACTGTTAATATAGGTGGTAATGTTTCTAAAAATAAAGGACCTGCTGTAAATAATATTAATAACATTATGACTGAACCTAATCATATGATTATTTATGATTCAGAGTTTGATAAACAAGTAGGTACAGGTATTTACAGTAAGTCCTATAAAAATTACCTAGCAAATTCAAAAAATCCTTACATAGGAAGCGATAAGGCAAAAGAAGATGCAACTACTATGTTTAATGATTTTATTAAAAATAACTTAACTACCAGAGATTTAGTATCAGGCTTACCAGTTACTATTGAAAACTTACCTTTAGATTTTCCAAAATTAAATAGTTATGATCAAAGAAATCTTTTAGGTTTTTTAAGAAATCTTAATAAAAATACAGGTTGGTTTCCTGCTACTAATAATATAATGGCTACAGAAATTTCAGATAACTTAGCTAAATTTAATTCTGAAAATTTAATTAAAACAGGTTTTAAAGTAAAAAATGTAAATTTTATTGAAAAATTTTTAGGACCTATTTTTGGAACTTCGGGTATTGAACTTCCTAATTATTCAAAATATCTTGTTGGTGGTAAATTACCTAAAAACTATAGACAACTAACTGACGAAGTAATTGAGAGAGAGAAGTCTACAATAAAACTTTCTGATGTTTTAACTCATGATTTACTATTTGATATTCATCCAGAACTTAGAAATTTAAGAGTTAGATTATTAACTCCCAGAGAAATATTAGATCCTGAGTATTCTCAAACTAGAGGTTATTTTCAAGGAAAACAAAGCCTTGATCCTTCAAGTCCTAATTATGATCCACTTGGTGATAATGAATATTCTGTTATAGCTTTTCATCCAAATTTATTTATTAAAAGAAAAAAAGATCAATTATTTTTAAAAGGTAAAAATTATAATGAAGATATAATGGGGGTAGTTTTACACGAAATACAACACGCTGTTCAAGCGAGAAGTGGTATAAGTAGCTCTTATGATAATTTATTAAATACTTATAAAAAGAATGTAGTTCTTCAAAGTGAATCAACTTATAATAAAATAACTAATCTAAGTAATACTAATCCAAATAGTTTAAAAGATGCTGTAGCTTTATATAAAGGTAACTATGCAACAAAAGATTACGATATAGTTTTTTATACTAAGAACGATTTTGATTCCATGATGAAAAATGTAAAAAAGATGTATCCAAGTTTATCTTATAGTAAACGTAAAGAAAAAGCTGAAGAAATGTTTCTTCAAAAATTTTTACCAAATAAAGCAGATGTTTCTCCAGATGAATATCAAAGATTAAAAAACAGTTTTAGACAAATAGATGTTAATACAGCAAAACATTTATCAGCTATTCAATATTATACTTTTAGATCACAATTAGGTGGAAGTAGATCTACAGATATTATTCAAGATCTTGGAGATCCTTTAAAAATTGATGCGTCAAGTTTTCCTAAGTTTATAAAAACTTTTAGTAAAGAATTAGATGAAAAAGATATAGATAATTTTTTAAATTATTTTGCAAAAATGAATGAAGCAGAGTCAAGAGCCACTCAAAATCGTTTTAAATTATCAGCAGAAGATCGATCTAAATATTTTATTTATGATAACTTACTAGCTCCTGCAAGTGGTAGAAGTCTTTCTATGGCAGATGTAATAATAAAATCTGCAGAGGTAAATCAAAATGTTACTAAAATAGATCAAACAATGCTTGATTTAGCTAATAAATTAAGATTAAGTATTAAAAATGATCTTAAAACAACTAATGTTAAATTGAGTGATGACGAGTTAAATTATTTTGTAAGTAATTTAATGTATCAAAGGTTTGATCCAACCTTTTTAGCAGGTGAATTAAAACATTCTAGTAATATTATTTTTAAGGGACAAACACTTTTTGATGGATTAGAAGAAGTGGGATTTAAAAATACTGCTAATTTTATTAAAGATAATATACAAACTAAAATATATGATGATATAGCTTATAGGTATTTTGGACTACAGGGAGATTGGAGAAAAACTTCTACTAATCAAACTATAAATAAGGTAAGAAAATCTTTTAACTCTGCTTACTACAAACCAAATAAAGATTTGAGTTTAGCTGAAATTTCTGAAATAACCCCTAAACCGGGTAGTAAATTTTCATCTACAATGCCAAAAAATCTTATGGATAACGAACTTTTAATATTTAGTAAATTTAAACCTAGATAAGGAAATAAAATGGAACAACAAATGAACTTATTTGAAGAAGGTGGAATGAAAGATGATGGACTTAAAAAAGATCCTATAAGTGGTAATGATATTCCTCCGGGATCTCTTGCTAAAGAAGTTCGTGATGATATACCTGCACAATTAAGTGATGGTGAATACGTTGTTCCTGCAGATGTTGTACAATACTATGGTGTAAAGTTTTTTGAAGATCTTAGAATGGAAGCTAAAGCAGGTCTTAGACAAATGGAAGAAACAGGTAGAATAGGTGGTGAACCTGTATCTGTTACAATGATTGCTCTAGGTGAAGCAGAAAAGAAAAAGAAAGAGAAAGCACAAGGTGGACCTATTTATGCTAATGAAGGTGTGTTAGCAGATCAAAAATTAGTAGAAGAAGCTAAACCTGCTTTTAACCCTGTTGATTATGCTGTATTAGGTTTTACTCCAGTAAGTCCTATATATCAAACAGGTGCTTCAAGTCAGAATGATATAACAAAAACTGTAACTTATTATCATGGAGAAACAGGTGAGTCTAAGGTTGTAACATTTGTTAATGGTATTGTAACTCCTCCAGAAGATGTTCAATATACACAACCACCTTGGTCTACTGTTAAACCATCTACTCCTCAAACAACAACACAACAGTCTGATGATAGAGAAAGAAAAGACGCACCTCCGGGTTGGGGAGCAGACCCAGCACAATACAACTTTAATGGTTGGGATCAAGATAGATGGAATCAAGAGGTAGATACTCTTCTTAAACCTATTGGTGGTGGTAACTTAGGTATAGTAGGTGGATTCTTTGAAACTGCTGGTGTTGCTAATGCTATTACTGTTAGAGCGCTTATGGAAGCAAAAGGTTTAAATACTGATGCAGTAACTGAACAAATAAATGCAGCAATGGGTAATCTTAATGCTGTACAAAAAGGTGTGGTTAACTTCTTAACTAGTGAAAAGATGATGGCAGGTCACATTGAGAATGTAACAAAAAGTAATCCTAGCTATGCTAATTATAAAGGTAGTCCTACTACACCTACTTCTAAAAATAATCAACCAGAAAAGAATAATCAAGATGATAATGAAGAGAGAAGACAGAGAAGAGAAGAAATAGAAAAAGCAACTAAAGAAAGTTTAGCTAAAGTAACTACAGATGATGCTTCAAAAGCAGCTCAAAAAAAGGGAGGTGGAGCTGCTAAAACAAGCACTGGAGAAATGATAAAAGCAGATGAACAAACAGGTTTTGAATCTAGATTTTATAAAAAAGGAGGACTATTAAAAAAACCAAAACGTAACCCTAAGAAGCCTAGAGGAAAGGGCCTAGGCAGTAAATAAATTGGCTACTCAACAATGTTGACCCCAAGAAAGGAAGTAAAATGCCAGAATTAGAAAATGTAGAAGCACAAAAAACTGCAGGATATATGAGCAGAAGTAGATCTAAATATAAAGATAAGATCAAAAAGGAAGAAGAAGAATTAAAACAACTGATGGAACAACAAGGTCAAGCTACTGAAGAAAAAACTGAAAAGAAAGTAGAAGAGGCTAAACCAGAAGTTGAACTTAGCGATGAAGAAAAATCTTTTAAGACTCGCTATGGAGATGTGAGAAGACATCTAGCTGCTAAAGAAAAAGAATACAATGCCAAAATTAAGGAGCTAGAAGATAAGTTAGGTCAAACAGAAAAACTTGTACCACCTAAATCAGATGATGATATAGCTGCATGGGCAGAGAAATATCCAGATGTAGCAGGTATAGTTGAAACAATAGCTGATAAAAAAGCTAAACAAATGTTTGATAAAGCTAACTTACAAATTGAAGAACTTAACAAAGCAAAAGAAGAAGCAACAAGGAGTCGTGCAGAAAATGAAATTAGGGAAGCACATTCAGACTTTGATAAACTGCGTGATTCCGATGAATTTCATAATTGGGTTGAAGAACAGCCTAAGTGGGTTCAGAACGCTCTGTACGAGAATACGGATGATGCTGCTTCGGTTATACGTGTTATTGATCTGTATAAAGTTGATAATGGACTTACAAGATCGGATACGAAAAATAAAAGAAAAGCTGCTGCCTCGTTGGTAGACAGAGGATCTAAGACAAAAGTAGATCCTAGTGAGATGTCAGATAAGATAAAAGAATCTGAGATTGCCAAAATGAGTGACGCAGAATATGCAAAGCACGCTGACAAGATTACTGAAGCTCATAGATCTGGTAAAATAATCTATGATTTATCAGGAAATGCTAGATAAAAGCTTGACAAATAAGATTTTATCAGTATAACTAACCCTTAGACACAAAGCCTCTAACTTAGACTACCTTTGTGTGTAAGTAATACGAAGACTAAACTAATAAAAGACTACCTATATAATTATAGACCCATTGATTTTAAGACTTGCTATCTTACTATTAAATGCACTCTAGAACGTATAGCCTCTTCTAAGGTGTTTAGCTTTTAAATAAGCCAAGCAATAGGAGGATTTTATTATGGCTTTTCAAACAGCAACAGGTTATGGAAATTTACCTAATGGTAATTTTTCACCTGTAATTTACTCCAAACAGGTACAGCTTGCATTCCGTAAGTCAACTGTTGTAGGAGATATAACAAACTCTGATTATTTTGGAGAGATTGCTAATCAAGGCGATACCGTCAGGATTATCAAAGAACCAGAAATTTCAGTTAAAGCGTATGCCAGAGGCACACAAGTAACTGCACAAGATTTAGATGATGAGGACTTTCAACTTGTCGTTGATAAAGCAAACTATTATGCTTTTAAAATGGATGACATTGAAGAAGCCCACAGTCATGTAAATTTTATGCAACTTGCAACTGACAGAGCTGCATACAGATTGTCTGACCAGTATGACCAAGAGGTATTAGGTTATCTATCAGGTTATTCACAGTCAAGTTTACACTCTGTAGCTGACGCTGTTAATACTAGTGTTAATGGTTCTAAGTCTGTATCAACAGCAGGATCAGATGAACTTCTTACTTCTATGAAGTTAATTAAAAGTTCTTTTGGTAACATAACAACAACTTCTGCAGGAGATCATTCAATTCCTGTGGCTAATGTTCCAAATGGTGCTACATCTGTTCCAACAGCAACTGCATCACCAATGCAGATTGTAAATAGAATGAACCGACTTTTAAATCAACAGCAAGTTGATACTCAGGATAGATGGTTAGTCATTGACCCTGTGTTTATGGAACTACTTTCTGATGAAAATTCTAAGCTAGTCAATGCTGACTATGCAGAAGCTTCAGTTAAGAATGGTCTTGTTCTAAACAACTTAGCAGGATTTAGAGTTTACGTATCTAGTAACTTACCTTCAGTGGGTACAGGTGCAGGTACATCAGGTTCTGCAAACCAAAATGCAAACTTTGGTGTGCTTGTTGCAGGTCATGGTTCTGCTATTGCTACTGCCGAGCAGTTAAGTAAAACAGAAACATATCGTGATCCTGACTCATTTGCAGACATTGTTCGTGGTATGCACTTATATGGCAGAAAGATACTTCGACCTGAAGCTATCGTAACTGCTAAATATAACGCAGCTTAAGGGAGGATAAACAATGGCTACAATTAGTACATTTAAAGTCGATGCTAGAGGCATGGGTAATCCGGGTAGAAAACCTTACATGGTTCAAACTACCATAGATTTTGGACATGCTGATCTAGATGCTCTTAGTGCAGGCGATATTGTTGAAGCTATTTCTGTACCTGCTAATACTATGGTATTAACAGCAGGAGCAGAGATGATTGAATCAGTCCAATCTGGTGCTGATGGTAACACTGTAAACCTTGGTTTTACAGCATCAGGCACAGCTATTGGTGGTACAGCAGTAACAGGTTATGTATCTGCAGTAGATATTGATGACGACGCATCAAATCTTTCTTCAGGAGTTGGTTATTTAACTCCTGCAGCTACAGCAGGCGATCCTGTTATTGTTACTACAGCTGCTGATACGATTGATCTTGAGCTTCAAGCAACATCAACTGCTCCTAATACAGGGCAGATTCGTATATTTGCTATATTAATGGATATAGATGCTATTGGTAATCAAAGCACTGTTCATTTTGCAGCAGATGGAGCTGATGAAGTAGACAGAGATCTACTTGCTTAATAATTAACTTTAGGGGG